CCGGCCCAAGGAATCCAGCATCGAGGCCTGGGGCCTGGTCGACGGCCAACCGATCTCAAAGCATTTCACCATCCGCATATACGACGACTGCGTCACGCGCGAGTCCGTCACCACCCCGGAAATGATCGCCAAGACCCTTGAGGCGTACGAGCTGTCGCATTCCCTGGGCACCGACGGCGGCCAAAAACGGGTGTGCGGCACCCACTACCATTTCAACGACCTGTACACGACTTTAAAGGCCAAGGCCGACTATCTGGTCCGCTTGAAGCCGGCCACCGACAACGGGGAGCCCCACGGAACGCCAGTCCTCTTGTCCGCCAAACGGCTGCGCGAGCTGCGCAAGGAGCAGGGCATCTATGTTTTTTCCTGTCAGCAGCTGTTGAACCCGACCGAGGACGGCAGCCAGCAGTTCAAGCTTTCCTGGATCAAGAACTACCACAAGCTGCCGCCGCGGCTGAACAAGTACATGCTTTGCGATCCCGCCAACGAAAAGAAGGAAGACAGCGACTACACGACCATCGGCGTTATCGGCCTCGATAGCGATTCAAACCATTTTTTGCTCGACCTGGTCCGGGACAGATTAAATCTGGGGGAACGGTGGAAGGCGATCAAGCGCTTGTGGCGCAAGCACAGCGACATCAAGATGCTGGGTTATGAAAAATACGGCATGCAGGCGGATCTCTGGTATTTCGAGGAACGCCAGCGCAAAGAGGGCTTTTATTTCCCGATTGTTTCCCTGGGCGGCGCCACCCGCAAAGCCGACCGCATCAAGCGCTTGATCCCCATATTCGAGAACGGCCGTTTTTATCTGCCCTACCGCCTGATCTACATCAACCAGGCGGACAAGTCGGAAGTCGACCTGGTCCGGGTCTTCATCAATGAGGAATATCACTCGTTTCCGTTTTCGGCGCATGACGACATGCTGGATATGCTTTCCCGCATTTGCGATCCGGATCTGATGGCCATGCCGCCGCTGCCGATCCCGCAGCAGCGCAGCATCGAAAAGGCGCGCGAGGCGTACCTTTACAACGATCAATTCATTTAAAAGGAGATTTTGAAAAATGGCGACAACCAAAAACATCGCGTACTACTGCAACAGGATTCCGTGTGAGCAGACCCGCAAGGCCGTCCAGGCGATCATGGAACTGATCGTCGCCGACAATGTGACCAATGCCGCGGTGTTCGCCGCACATGATCATAATTCCAGCGCGAGCACGGAAGACTCATCCTTTACCACGACACTGGCATCCTGATGAAAAAGGTCATCCATTTATCCAATCGGGCCTGTATCCGCACCCTGAAACTGGGCGTCACCGCCCGGCGCCTGGGGTACAAGGTTGAATTCTGGCAGCGGTCCGCCCGGGAGGATTTCAAGCACCGCTTCCGGGATATGCAGTTTTTCAAAACCTGGGCCGACCTGGTGGAGCGTCTGGAAGAAGCCAAGGCCGATCTGGTTCATGTTCATTACTGCGCCATCCCCGAAATGGTGGCCGCCGCCAAGGCCGCCCAGGGGGAACGCCCGGTGTTGTGCGACGTTCACGATCTTGACATTGTGCGCTACAGCACCACCAACAAGGCCGAAAGCAGCATATTCGACATCGCCGATGCGTTGATTTTTCCGTGCGAGGGCTATCAGGATTTTTGTATCAAGTGGCAACCCGGCAAGGTCAATATCCTGCCGCAAACCGTCATCCCCGCGGCCATGCTGCCCGAGGACGTCGTTTCCATCGAGCGGCTGCCGGCCCGCAGCGGCATCGTTTACCAGGGCGGTATCGTCCAATCCATTCCACACCGTCGCATCACCAATGTCATAAAGAAGGCAACCCGCAACGGCATCAGTTTTGTCGTTCACGCCTCGAACGGCACAACCGAAGACATATCCGCCCTGGTCCGCGCCGGCGCAACAGTGGTCACCCGGTATATGTATCGACCGCTTTTAAACGAGTTGACCCGCTACGACTGGGGGCTTTGCGGATGCGATCATCCCACGAAACAATGGAAGGTCGCATACAGCAACAAGTTTTTCGAGTACACCGCCGCCCGGACGCCGGTGATCGCCTACAACGCCGACAACAGCGGCGATCTGGCCGAAAGTCTTAATGTCGGCGTCAAAATCAGCAATATCGCCGAAATCAAAAACATCGATCCGCGCCAGTTCGACGGTTTCAACCTGGTCCCGACGATGCTGGATTACCAGGCCAAACTAAAGGAGCTGTATCAGCAGCTGTTGAGCTAAATGGAAACACAATCAAAAAAACTGGACTGGGCCGCGGTCGAACGTATCACCGCCGATGAAATCAGGCAGGCATCCAAGTTTGTCCAGGAGAACAAGAGCAGCCAGCGCAAAGACAACTGGGACCGCTATTACGGCCGCCAGCTGGGCAACGAGCGCAAGGGCCGGTCCAAATACGTTTCCAGGGATCTTCTGGAAACCATCGAGTGGATCCTGCCGACGCTGATCCGGACCTTTACCAGCGGCGACGCCAAGGTCGAGGTCACCATCGAGGGCCAGGAACCCATGATCGGCAAGGCCCTGATGCGCCACATCCACGATACGTTGAGCCAGGACGACGACAACAGCCTGTTTGTCCTTTTCTACACCTGGTTCAAGGACGCCCTGGTCAGCGACACCGGCTTTGTCAAGCCGGACTGGTGCCGCGAAACCGAGAAAAAGACACGCACTTTAAACCGGGTGCCGGCCGACGCCCTGCAGCAGCTGAATGCGCGCGAGGACATCACCATCAACAGCGCGACCGAGGTCCGCGAGGGCGCCGAAGTCTATTACGACAGCGTGCGCCTTGAGCAGAAAAAAACCATCCGCAACGAGCTGGACGTCAAGGGCGTTCCCCACTGGGAATTTGTCTGTCACGAAAAATGCCGGCACATCAACGACGAATACGGCAAGGGCCACGTCACCGAGGTCACCTTCGATTATCTGCAGCGCGTGGACAAACAATACCGGGAGAGCGACGGCAAACCGTTTTTCAAGGGACTTGACAAGCTCAAAGACAAGCTGGGATCCCCCTCCCGCATCAGCAGCGAGGAAAGCAGCTACCGCAACACGTCCGGGATCGCGAGAAACACGGCGGACCCCACCCAGCTGGCCAAGACCAACGTTGAGCTTTGCGAGTGGTACACGCGGCTTGATGTTTCCGGAAACGGTGAAATGGCGGACTATATCGTCTGGATCGCCGATAAGGACATCATGCTGCGATACGAGAAAAACGAGGATGGCTTCATCCCCATGTCCGGCCTGTCCCCGATTCTCGATTGCTACAAGATGTTCGGCATTTCCCTGAGTGATCTGCTGGTCGACCTGCAGAATCTGAAAACCATGCTGACCCGCCGGCTTTTGGAAAACTTCGCCAACCTCAACCTGGGCCGCACCGTTGTTTCCGACAAGGCCAACTTTGACAAATACCAGTGGATGAAGGGCGTCCCCGGCGACGTGGTCACCGGCGATCCGGAAGGCGTCAAGGTATTTTATCCGGTGCCGGTCGACGCCAGCGCGTTTCAACTACTGGAATACATCGAGGGCGTCAAAGAGCAGCGCGCCGGCATCACCCGCTACAACCAGGGATCCGACGCCGACAGCCTCAACAAGACCGCCACCGGCATATCGTTGATCCAGAGCGCCACCCAGCAGCGCACCGACTTGATCGCCCGCGTCATGGGCGAAACCGGCATCAAGGATTTTTACCGCAAGTGCGTGATGCTGTATCAAAAATATATGACGGACGAATTTACCGTCAACATCACCGGCCGCGACGTCACGGTCACCAGAGAACAGATCCAGGGCAAGGTCCGCGTGCGTCTTAACTTGGGCATCGAGGCCCAGGTCGGCATGATTGAGGCCCAGAAGATCGAGCGGGCGTTTGCCTTTTTAACGCAGATCAACCAGTTTTACCCCGGCCTGCAGGGCCCCCAGCAGATCCACAACCTGGTCACCAAATACGTCCAGTCCATGGGCTGGAAACAGAGCGAGGACTGGATCAACACGATCGAAGATTTTCAAAAGTCTTTAAAGGCCGCCAAGGACGAGGCCGCCAAGATGCGCCAGGCCGAAACGCAGATGAAGATGGCGGAGCTGAAGATCAAGGAAGAAGAATTGAAAATCAAGGCCCGCGAGGCCGACATGAAAATGCTCGAGCTGCGCCTTGAGGCCGCCGAAACGGAAGACAAAAACCGTCAGGCCGAGCGCGACAGCAAACGCCGGCTG